TCTGCTGTAGTTTGTGAACCATCTTTAAATTTATATCTAAGTAATGAATTACTAACACCAAACTTATTTTCATTCTCACTATTAGTAAATCTGCTATTAGTAGCATAATTAAAGCCACCACTAACTGTTGTTGTTAATTTTGTATCATTAATTAATACTTCTTCTAAACTTTCTACTTCATGTCCTGCAAGAACAACAATCATTGATAGCTTATAGTTATCTGTGCCTGAAGTTTCTATATGGGTTATTGTTCCACCAACTCTAGCTTTACCATATATAATTTGTCTTGGTGCTGTAGCTGTTCTTGTCGCAACTTTAGTTCCAAAGTTTTCTATAGTTGCATTCACTCCTTTTGACATCAAGCCACCAATAAGAGTGCTAATTCCACTTAATGCTGCCATTGCAAGAGTTTCTACACCAAATAATACAGAACCTGCAACAGTACCAGCCACACCTGCAAAAATGTATGAAGCACCAGTTACAACTAAAAATGTGACAACAAATACTTTAGCTGCTGCTTTTATCGCTTTAGCCATTAGGTATTCTCCATACAGAAATAATATCTACATTTTGTTTAGCTACTACCATGTCATCTGTAGGTGATAAGACCTTAAAACCATCTGATATACCAACTAATTCTGATTCTTCCTTATAAACCACTAAATCACCTTTTTGCATAAATGCTTTGTCTATTTTTTGTACACCTTTTGCTTTACAAGCCTTTTCAATACTTTTAGAAAGAGTTTTACCATATTCTTTTATTGATTTCATAGCTTCTGCTTCGTTTTTCCATTTAAGTTCTTTGGGTATCAAATCTTCACCTGTCATAGCCTTTATACAAGCATTTGAAAACTTACAACAATCCCACGAACCCCATTTAAAACCTTTAAACCTGTTTTTGGTAATAAAGTTGTCAAATTCCATACTCCAGTCTGTTTTTTTTATCATTTTTATTTTTGTATTCCTCTTTGAACTATGTTTTCGTCTTTATTGTTATTACCAGTAGTAGTTGTGCCTGTGTTAGAAGATGACCTTCCCCATACAATCTCTTTATCTTGTAAAGATTGAACTCTATTAAAACAAGTATCACTAGAATCTATAAATTGTTGTGATTCTTTGGTGTATCTTAGGTTTGATGGTCTTTGTAAATCTATTAATCTATTTTCAGCATCTACAGTAATCGTAGAGCCATTAGGGTCATCGTTTATAACCATTGATTGCATACGACCTTTAAATAAAGTCATAGTGCCTACAGTGGTGTCTGTTCCGCCTGAAAGGTATCCTAGAAAAACAGTTATAAATCTATTTTGATAATTTTCTGTAAGAGCTAAATCAAGAACAGTTGTATCCATACCTGCTAAAGCTACAGATAAGCCACTAGATTTGAGTTCTAAAGTGTCTTCTATGTTTGATATAGATAAAAGAGTTCCAACACCAGTATATGTTGCACCACTAATTGATAAATCATAATCTCCTGACCAAACTCTTATTGTTTCTGTATCAAATTCAGCTTCAACTGCTAAGAATAAAACCTGATGGTCTGCTTCAAGGTAGCTTGTTATAGAACTATCAATCCCACCTCTATTAGACATTTAAACTACCTCAATACATGAAAAAGATATGCCATAGTTAGAAATGTTATCAGCATCCCAGTCAACATCTTTTGTTGTTAATCTAAACAATCCTTTTGGAGTAGCAAATCTTACTAAATGATTTTCTGTTATAGCTGTTCTTAATTTGGGTTGTATTTTAACTCCATAAGTATCTTCACCGCTTATAACATTTAATGTTGCATCTTCTGTAACCATAACGTATTGAACTGGGTTTGCACCTGCTGTTGAGCTTGATGTTATTTGTAGATAATCACCTTTTAATATTGTGCCTGTTGCACTGTTTGTACTTGCTGATAAATTTAAGCCTGTTGCACCTTTTTGATTAGATTTAATCGTACAACCTGTTTTATCTGCTTCAGTGACTAAACCGCCTGATTCAGATTCTACTACCACTGTATATGCATTAGTTTTTGATGTTATTTTGTGTGTGCCATTGTTTTCAGGATTAGCTGAACCTGTGACTACAATGAAATCACCAACTACAGCATTAGCAAAAGGCGTTGTATTAGAAGGTGCAGTTATTGTTTGTGTAGTTGCAGAAAAATCTAATTCTATGCTTCCTTGATTAATTCTATTCTTTGCTTTTAAATCATTTACGTTATAAGTGCCTAGATTAGTTAATGCATCAGGGTCTGCAAATTTAAAATGATTTACTGGTCCATTAAGTTCTAAAAGGAATGATTGCCAATTTTTAGCAACATTTCTACGCATAGGTGGAAGTGTTACTGTAGCTTCCCAAAATACACCATCATATTCTTGTGTTCTTACTTTACCTGTATAAGGTGAAGCGACACTACCTACAGCACGTCTTAAAACAAAATTACTCCTAATAAAATTAGGTGTATTTGGCATTGTTACTATCTTAGCCACCTACTAAACTCCTTCTAAATGAACCACCACGCATTGCTGATTCTTGCACAGCTGCTTTTGTTACATCTGCTATTTGTGGCATCATTTTAGTTACTTCTGCTCTAACTGTTGGAACAACACCAGTAGCAAAGTTGATAGATTGATTTATTATTGTAGTTCCACCACCACTCATAGCGTTTTTGCTATTCATATTATTCATTAGATTACCACTAGTATGTGGTACAAAAATTTCAGGACCACGTTCACCAACTATTCTTGCTTGACCACCATACATAGCACCACCACCAGCACCACCAAGACCTAATGGCATACCACCCATTCCTGCTTGTCCTGAACCTGATAAACCTGCCGATGCTGTTGCACCACTTGTGCCACCACCAAATAATCCTGTACCCACAGTACCCTGAAAGTTAGGAAATATAGCTGCTAATATTCTATTTACAACTTCTAATTGTAAAAATATTGCAATAATTTGTGAAACAATATTCCTTGAAAAGTCTTTAAAACTTTGTAAGGCACTTTGTCCTTGTAATAAAGAATCTACAAATTGTGTTGTAAAAGCATTAGATGCACTTGTAACAGCTTGTTCTAATTCGTCTGTAAATTCTGCTGTAGTTTGCATTGCAGGGTCTAAATCATTAGTCATTTTATCAAGCATATCTTCTATTTCTTTATTTAATTCTTCTACGCTTTTATCTGTTTTATCTAATTGTTCAGGATTTAGAAATCCCATATCAATAGCAAATCTTTCACCTACTTCTTTCATTTTTGTAATAGCATCATCAAGAAGAGATGTATAGTTTTGTATTGCCAAAGCACCTAAAACCAAAGCTGCTGTTAATGGGTTTTTTTGTAATAAAAGCATTGCAGCTCTTACGCCTAAAATTGCTTTTCTCAGTGTACCCATAGCTTTTGCCATAAACAAAGCAGCAAATGCAGGTGCTCTTGTCGCAGCAAATATTGAAAGTGCTAATAATAAGCTATTCATGTTTGCCACTAAAATACCAACAGTGTTTTTTAGCAAGTTAAAAGTTTGCAATAATATTCCACCAAAAATTTGTGCAACAGGCTTAGCTTTTTCTGCAAGGTCTTTTAATGCTAAAGAACCTTCAGTTAATACAGTTAATAATCCACCCTCACCTATTTCTGCCATAGTGATTGAAACTGCATCTTTTAAATTAGATATAGCACCACTTGCGGTATTTGCTCTTTCTTCTAAAGCAGTTGAAAAGTTTTCTTGTGATATTTTTCTTAAAAAAGCTACGATAGAGTCTGCATCTCTACCAATCATTTCTTTGCTTCCTCTAAAATTGACAGCTAATTTATCGCCTTCAACTCTAGCTATAACACCAAACTGTTTTAACATTTCCATTTCACCAGTTGTAGCATTAAATACAGCTTGTGCCATTTGTGTAATATCTTTACCAGCACCAGCTGCAAAATTACCAAAATCTTGTAAAACATCACTTGTTGGTGCAATACCAGCATTAACAAGAGTTGTAAATGCACTTGCTACATTTTGTACTTGGAATGTTGTTGTTGCTGTAAATTGTTTTATAAGGTCAAAAGAACTAGCAGCACTTTCTGCTGAACCTGTTATACCTTTTAATGTTGCTTCTAAATCTTGAAATTCTCTTGCTGTATTTGCAATTGCACCACCTAATCTAGCTGCACCTACAGCAGCAAATACTTTAGCTAAATTTCCGAATGTTGCTACAGATGATTTTGCAGTTTTGTTGGCAGTGCCTAGCTTTCTGTTTACATCATCTAAACCTTTACGTAAAGATTTAGTTTCTGCTCGGATTTCTACAATAAGTTGGTCAACTGGATTAGCCATTAGTCAGGATATAACTCCATCATCTCTTTTAACCTATCATTAGTCATAGGTTGTTCTTTGTTTTTTGCACCATTAAATTCTGAAAAACCATCTATAGCTAGATAAATTTCCTGCGGACTAGTGTTCCAAAAAATCTCAGGTGACATACCCATCATGCCAACACAAATAGAAAAGTATCGTTGAATAGGTAGGGAATCACTGACTAATCCCCCTCTTGTAGCTTTCCCTCGTCTGTTTCTTCCTCTGAATCATCAGTAAGAGATTTTGTAAGAAGGTTAGCAACGGCAGCTGTTGCTTTTACTATTCCTACATCTTCTATTATTTTTATAACATCTTTTTGCTGTAAATCATTACCACCACCTCTTAATGCTGGTGTTAATACATTAACTATTTCTGACATTCTTATATCAGCTTCTCCCATTTTTGCTGCAAGTTTAATGATGCCACAACCACAGGCATCTTCTATTTGCATGATTGAATCTATAGTTAATCTAGCTTTATAATCTTTTTTACCTAAATTAAGTGTTATTTCACCCTTTAGTTTGTTCGCCATCTGACTTTTCTCCTTTTGATTGACTTGCCTTTGCAAGTTTTACTTTCATTATATTATCTCTTGAATCAACCACAGATGACATAACTTGCATCATCTTACCATTAATTTTAATAGTATCTTTGATATCGCATACTGGTATGTCTAATTGTTCTCCATCAAACATACCATGAATATCTTGGTTGTTAATTCTAAGTACTACTTTTTCCCAAGCCATAAGTTACTCCTTATGCTGCTGCGAATGTTATATACCCTGCTGATTCAAAAGACATTGAATATGTTGCTTCACCATTATATTCACCAGCATACTCTAATGAAGTAATTTGAAAAGCACCAGTATAAGTACCTAAGTTTGGTATTATAAATTCAAATGATTCAAACGCTGCTGTTTGAGCTGATGAGCCATCAGAAGTGTTTTGTTGAGCTGCAAAAGCAGTTCTAACTGCAACTTCTGCTGCTGAATCTGTAAATACTCCTGAACCACTAACAGATAAACTGTTTACACCTGCACCTGCTAATAAAGTTCTAGTTCCAAGACTATCTTTATTAGTAATGTCTACTGATTCGTCATTAAGTGTGATTGATGTAGACCTTAAACCACCAATAGTAGTTTTAGTTCCACTGATGTCAATTTTCATTAAGACATCTAACCCTTTTTGTGCTGCCATTTTTTTCTCCTATAAAATTAGTTTGTTCCTAATATTATTGCACGAAATCGCATGACTCCATGTCTAGTGACACCATCTGGGTCTCTCATTATATCACTGTATTCAAATCTAAGGTTAATTAGATTAAAACCAGTAACAGTTAAGTTTATATCATGCAATAAATCGTGAATCTTGTCCATTATTTGTTTGGTTTCTTTAGAACCTTTATATTGTGACCAAATGTGTATGTTTATTGTATATTCACCACCTGTGAGGTCTTTTGTGCTGTAGTCAACAACAGTTTCTTCTCCTAAAGTTATAAAAGGATATGTATTTCCTTCTATGACTTCGTCATAAACTCCACAAGATAATGTTGATGTAATAGCACTAACATTTAAAGCAGAATATACAGCACTTTGTAATTGAAACTGACCAATACTCATCTTATTACACCTTCTTGTCTAAAAATTTGTAAAATTTTCTTTTTATTCTTTCTGAGTGCAGGTTGCATAAATGGTCTTTCGGTCATATTTGTAGTACCAAATTCTAATGCTTTTGAATAAGGTGCTGAAGATATTATTTGTCCAACTACGCTTCCATCAGGATTGCTACTAATATCGCTTGTGATTTGACTTACTAAAAATCCTGTGTCACTTGCAGGTGGGTCTAATGGTTTGGATTGTGTGTGAGTTCTAGTAGGTTCATATTTTTTAACTGTTTCACCTGTTCCACCAGCTGTAATACTTTTTACTACAGTGTTATTAACAACTAAAGTTGAACGACCAACAGCTTTTAAAGAATTTTTATGTGGATTAGCTATTAATCTTTTTTCTAATTTTTTTTTAAATTGTTCTATATTTTTAAATCCTTGGTTCTTTAGACTCATATTGCCACACCTTCTTCGCATAACAATTTAAGAAATCTATCTCTTTCATCTACATTAACAATGCCTTTGATATTAAAATTACGACTACCATAAGTTACCCTACTATTAGTAGATATATTCTTCATATAACGAATTGTAACCTCGTGTGTGACCTTTTCTTGGACTATCCCTTGCCTGTATATACTATTGGCATTCATAGGCTTTATATTGGCGTAGATAAATGTGACT